TGTTGTTCCAGGCGATCCTTACGACGCTTCGATTTTGGGCGTATTCCGAGATAAAAGAAAGGCGGAATTATACGCAGAAATACATAATTGCGTTGTTGAAGAATTCGAAACTTCGGACGATGAAGAAATCGTTTTCGGCTGGAAAGTTTCCGTCATTTACACAAACAGAACCGGAAAAATGTCGATAGATGTATCAAAATACGAGATCGGCCCGTTCGGCCACGACGATATAACAAAGGTCAAGCCATACTCAACTTGTCCTTATTGCCATACAGACATTGTGCTTTTTATGACAAGATACATTCGGGACGAATACGCAACAGAAGAACAGATCCGATCGACTTATAAAAAAACCGCCCTTGACATTATGGCATATTGCGAAGAACGTATTTCTTCCGGTTACAAAACGCCGCAAATAAACGAATTCCTGAAATCAAAGGTCGAACGCGGATATTTCAAATAAAAAAGTCGCCAGAAATGGCGGCTTTTTTCACTTTGAAGTGAAATTTGTAAATAAAATATATAGAATTACTTGACATATTACACTTTAGAGTGTATAATATAATCAGAAGTTAAGGAAAGGCGGAAATAAAAAATGACAACAGCAGAGAAGAAAGCAAAGAAAGCATATAAGGAAAACTTAATCAGCCAGGGAATAGATAAGGATTTGGCCGAAATCATGGCGAAGACATTCGTTGATTATGAGATCGTCAAACCGGTAGTAAATGGGAATTGTTAATAAAACAAAAGCAAGGGGCAGAACGCCCCTTGTGCTATTTCTTACCATTCGGCCCGTGTTCACATTCCGCCAGGCGTCCGCCACAGATCGGACACGTTTCAATCTTGCAATTCCAATGGTGCCAGCGCCCTTCATGAGCGAAACATTCCGGACAAACCGGATTCTTCTTCCCGTGAAGCGTGTCGCGCGGATCACCGACTTTTATTCGCTGGTAACGCTTACCGGAGAAATCGAACGTCCTTGTCCGACAGCCGCACGTTGAACCGATACGTCCGCCGCATTTCTGACACACTGGCAATTCCGCCGGCGTTGCGTACCGGAATTCGTGCTTTAATCCGTTTATGAACGTGATTGACTGGACACGGCCGTCCAGGACGACGATCTGATCGACGATCTGGTCGATAAAGTCTTTCAGGATTTCGTTGTCTAATTCCTGGGCCATGCCGACATAATCGACGAAGGATTTTGAAACGATCCTTTGAGCCACCAGGAACGCGGAAGCCTTCTTGATAAATGACATGTCGGCCAGATCATCGTTCCCGGAATTGTCCAGAAGATCCGCAAGCTGGCGTTCCATGCCTTCAATTTTCTTTGCCAGTTCCTTTTTCTTTGTGGCGAATTCTTCCTTCGTCATGGAATCCGGATCGAACAGATAAACGTCCGTTAATCTGGTGACAGCATTTTTTGACTTCTCGATTTCTGACTTCAACAATTCGATCTGATCGCGGTCACTGGCGCCGTCAGAATCGCCCAGGAAGTCAACATCCGGAATATAGGTTCCATTCCCTACCTGACGAAAAGAAAGTGCCTGGAAGGTCAAATTTAAGCCTTCCGGAAGTATTCCGGCCACGCCGTCGAACGTTTCGCCTTTCAGAAGTTCCTTTTCCAGTTTTTCGGGCGTGGCTATGTTCTTAAAATTCTTCTGAACCCTGGCAAGGTTCGCAATATAATTAAATATAAAAGGCCCGATATAAGATTCATTTATCGTCCTGGAATTGTCGCAGTCCAACATTCGGGAGCGCTGGGCGCAACGATACATTGACGGCCGCCAGCCGTTCACCCTGGCGCGATCCTTCGACGCGATCATATTAGAGCCGCATTTACCACAAACCAGGTGTCCGGAAAATGTATGAACGTATTTCCTGGCGCGCAGATCGGACGTGTCACGGCTGGATCCGTTCTGATCCATAATCTTATTACACCGGTCGAATTGCGCCTTTTTGATAATTGCCGGGTGATTATCTTCACGGACGATCCATTCGCTTTCCGGTTTTAATGGGCCGCGACCGGATTCACGCATATTATAGCGATACGTTCCGATATAGAACGGATTTCGAATAATATCGTGGATCAGCTTCGAAGTCCACTGACCGCCGCGCTTGGATTTAAAATTATTGTTATTCAAATATCGTGATATTTTTAAACTGGATTTCCATTCTTCGTATTTGTCGAAGATAAGCTGAACGATCTTCACTTCTTCCGGATCCGGTTCAGGGAACTTCGCTTCGTCGTTCCAGCGATAACCTACCGGCATACGTGCGCCGTTCCACAATCCTTGTTCGGCACGATCCAGCATAATTCCGGTTACACGTTCGGACGTCATATTTCTTTCAAGTTCCGCAAAAATCAGAATGATTTTAAGCATAGCTTCACCGATCGCGGTCGAAGTGTCAAACTGTTCATTCATTGAAATAAATGTAACCTTATGATCTTTTAGTTCCTGGTACATTGCCGCGAAGTCAAGAAGATTTCGGGAAACACGATCCACCTTCCACACGATCAGGTGTGAAAATTCCCCGGATCTGACGCGCGACATCATTTCTTGAAAGTGCGGACGTTCCGTGTTCTTTGCTGAATATCCGTCGTCTTCAAAAATCACATAATCTTCAAGCCCTAGAAATTTACAATATTCTTTTAATTTCTTCCGCTGGAACGGAAGACTGTCTTTATCGACCTGGTATCTGGTGGAAACACGGACATATAAAGCCGCCTTTTTCTTCGTCCAGATTTTCAGGTGTTTTTTTGTTTTGGCGTATGCCATAAATAGCCCCTTTCCCCAGGCGCCGAAAAAAGGGTATAAAAAAGAAAGCCGATTGATTTTTCAGGCCTTCTTTGCTATAATATATGGTGCTTATTTCCAATATCAGAAGGCCGTTTTTCGGTTGCCTGGTATTAAAGCCGGTCGATGATTGCAGTCGTTGACCGGCTGTTTTTATTCGGTTACAAAATACCTTATTCCGTCTTTTCAATATCCCCGTTATCCAGGTAAACACAATAAGATTCCAGCGGAGTTCCGCCGAACATTTTCTTCGCGTCGTGTTCTTCACCGTCTACATAGTCCAGTACGCTAATAAGAAGACGATCACCGCCGCAGTTGATACGCGTTGTTGTTTTATTGGCGAAGTTTATAATTGCGTGAACTTCGTCGTCAGACTTGAAATATTCCTTGTAATACGATAACACATAATCCGAAATATTTACATCGTCGGAAATAGTAGCATAGCGCCACTTTCCGGTTGCGTCATTAACAACGCTTTTCCAGAATACAGGATCAAGATCTGAAATATCTTTATCACTTACGCCGACGATTGCGTCACCAGTACGATGTTCAACTTCCGGAGCTGCTTCGGTTGCTTCTTCCGTCTGCTCGGATTCCTGGACGGCTGATTCGCTGACAACTTCACTTTCCTTATTGCTTTTGACCGGTTCTTTTGATTTGCCGCAACCAGTCAGACCAGCAAAAATTGACAGAATCGACATAAAAATCACCACTTTCTTTTTCATAGTCCTATTCCTTTCTATATAAGCCCTTTCATCAGGGCGATTTTATATATATGTTTACAAGGACGGTGATCCGCCTTGTATGTTGCACACTGGCACATTCCCAGATTACACCAGACTTCTTCCGGATCGGATTCTGCTTTTATCCTTGCAAGCCCTTTTTCCTCGTCCTGGAAGTGAACTATGAAGCTTTCTTCTTTTGCCTGACGAAGCTTTTCTTTCTGGGCTGGTAACTGGTGAATTCTTTCCGGGAAACGATAGAACGGCGCAACATTCGCCTTCGCCTTCTTTTGCCATTTCAAATATATTCGGATCTTCCAGGCCCACACGGCCAGGAAGACGACAACGGCACCGATTATTATTTTCAAAACCACAATATCACCTTCCAAAAATTACCAGTATACCTTGCCGACCATTAAATTTATAATAGTTTAGCCCGGCCTTTTTCTGGAAAAGGGGTGGTGCTAATGATAATTAAATACATAGAATACAAGAGCCGCCGCGTTTACGCGATCTATTACGCAAATTGCAAAACAATGTATTATAATTTGAAATTTAATGGAAGGACGAAGATATACTTGTTGATCTGGTAGCCTTATAGGCAAGGCCGGGCGTTTTAAACGCCTAGCCCGTTTCTTTATTCCGAACCGTTTTTTCTTCGACCGGCGGAAATTCCTTTTCCAGTTCTTCCGGCGTTTTCGGTACATCACCGAACAAGTCTTCGTCCATACTTCCTGATTCAACCACATTATAAAAGAAATCTCTTACCGTCTGACGCTGATCGGCGTCTAATTTCAAATACTGGTAAACCAGATTATAACTGAAATCGTCAAGATTAAATTCCTTTTTTAACTGATCCATAGTATCAGAAGGACTTTTTACTTTCATTTCTCCGGATCCGGTTCTTAACCATTCTTCATTTATGGAAAACTCGGAACAGATAAGTTTTATCATAGGTTCTTTTATCTCTACACGACCACGTTCTAAATTATTTATTACGTCGCCGCTTACACCTATTCTTTGACCGAAGGCCGCGCGCGAAAGACCTATTTCTTCGCGTAAGCAACGGATTCTTTCATTCATCACGTCACCCCCTTTCGTTTTATGAACACATAATATCATTATTTCTTTGGTTCGTCAACCAAAATATTTTTATATTTTTTGTAAAAATGGTTGACAAACCAAAATAAAACATATATACTTGGCTTATCAACCAAACAGAAGCGGTTGACGAACTAAAAAACAACAGAAAGGGGGCCGTACTTATGGCAAACGAAAAGAACATTACAACAGTACGCGACGAAGACAAATCTTTTATCCGCGTGATTATGTCACTTCCACCGGAAAAGAAAAATCTTATCCAGGGAATTATTATCGGCCTGGATCTGCAAGAGAAACAGACCGCAACGGCGGCCAGATAGGCCGCCAGCACTTCGACATATAGCCGGAACAACCGACTGCAATCGGCGGCTGATGTTGGAAATAAGCACTTACAATTTAATAGCGAAGAAAGGAAATAAGCGAATGAAAAGAGAAAAATTCAGATTTGCCGGACAAACAGTGAAGATTAGAAAAGACATTCAGAAGTTCGGCGGTGCCGATTTCACAATCGAAGACTATTGGGAAAATGTAAACGGCGGCACGTCCTGGATGAACAGCAACGGAAACCCGGCCGCAATGATGTATGCGATTAGAACCGGATCACAAGACTTCAAAGTTCCGATCGACAATGAAGTTGTTTATGGAAAAATCGGAGCGTTAGGACATTTGTTCCACGTTTCAGAACTGGAACTTCCAGCAAAAGGAGCGTGAAAACATGAGCAATCAGGAAAAGGAAATCAAGAATTTTGTTTTCAATTACACCGACGGAACAAGTAAAACCGTCGAAAAAGGTTTCTTCTGTCATATCAAAGACGAACCGAACGGCGAATCGACGTTAAGTTTTGAATTTGCTGGTGTATCTGGAAAAGACCTGACACAAATTGTTTTGGGGTGCGTTGAGTTGGGCGCACGCCTGGGAATGTTCGACAAAAAGGAAAGTGAGGAAATAAGCGAATGAGTAACACGAAAGAATCTATTGTTTTAAAGTATGACGACATGGGAATTCCTTCAATCATGCTGAAAGTTGAGAACACGGCGAAGACACCGGAAGAAGCGGATCGAATGTTTTTCGTCCGCGGTGTGGAATATGATTCCATTTATTTAAGCCAGTTCGTTAATTGTATCAGAAACGGACGCGCGTATTCGTTGCCGGCGGTTGATCCGGCCGTAAGAATTAACTTCGACGAAGCAATCGCCGCATGTAAGAGAAAGGGCCGCGGCTGGCACTTGCTGACCTGGGCGGAATGGAAGTATATTCGCGAACATACAATTCCGGATATTCACGGAAATACAAGCTTCGGCAAGTATCACAATGACGAAACGGAAGTCGGAATCGGTATTCCGAATTGTGGAAGAACGCTGACCGGCACCGGCCCGGCGAACTGGTTCCATAACGGAAATAAAGAAACTGGAATCGCTGATGTGGTCGGGCTTGTCTGGAAAATGATTGCCGGACTTCGATTGAAAAGCGGCGTGATCCAGTATATGCCAGATAACGACGCGGCGGCACCTGACGCGGATCTTTCGATTTCTTCGGAAGAATTCCAGGAAGTACACGTTGACGACCTTCCGTTCCCGGATCCGGTAAGAATGGGAGCGAACGAAGACGGCGAACTTGTTATCACAACGGACAAAGAAAAGGTTGACGGCTGGGCCGGCGGAATGAGATCGGAAACATATATCAATCTGACCGAAGTTCCGCAGATCTTAAAAGATTTAGGAATCATCACGGACGACATGAAGGAAAATTCGGAATGGTTATCAGCAGACGCCGATCTGGAAGAAGCAATCCCGATCGTGGGTGGCAGTTACTACGGCGCTTCGAACGCTGGCCCTTCCGCGTT